TTTCTTGATCAGAACAACAAAGTCTCTTGCGTCTTCAATGCTTTCAAAGCAGAGTCCACCCCATTTGTCTGAAATACCATCAATGGTATAGACCATGATGTCAGGCTCTACCTTCTCATTTTCAGGTTTCTTTGGTTCAACGGGGAACCTTACGCCTTCCTGTGCCAACGCCAACTTCTTATACAGGTCAATGTCTGATGGAGTCAGGTTGTAGACTTCTTCATTCGTTAATTTTGAAAAATCTTTCATAATCTTTTATTGTTTAGGAGAGTTAAATAAATCATATTCTTGTAGTTTTGCAATCTTTTTCTTCAAATCCCAGAGTCGCATACAGCCCAAGTGAGCAAGTTTTAGCTGCTCCTGTTCTGAAAGTTTTCTCGCCCATTTTCTACGCCCGGCCATTGTCACAAAGTCAATGTCAATCCATTCACATTCGTTACCGCGCCAGTCGTGGTTATCATAGGTTATGAGTCCGACATTAGCGGGAACTCCATCTTTGAGTCCGACAATTCTGACTCTGCCATTAGTCTGAAGTTCCTGAACGTACAGAGCATCTTTAACTCTCTCACGAATCTTTTTCGGCACACAGAAGAAGAAATAAGCAACTTTCATGTCGTTATGGGTATGCTTTTTCTTGAAGTCTTTCTGAAAGTCTTCCCATGACCGTTTGATTTCAACCTCAGTCAGATAGCCAGACTTTGACAGAGAGACCAGATCAGCCTCGTAACTAAGCAAGCCCCATGACACATTTGGAACGACGATGTTTCGACGTTTGTTGAAATGGTCAATCTCTGCCAGCCTTGCCTGTATCTGCTCTATTGTGAGGTTTGTATCTAACATTTTCTTATCGCTTTTTCTATTTCTAATCTGACCTGTCTCGGACTGAGGTTGAACACCAGTACGAAATCTTTCTCAAAGTCTTTGCCGTTGTTGGTGTAAACAAACTTGCTGATACTTGATTTCTTCCGAACATGGTCAAGTTCCAAAACTACTATCTTCGTCGCTGCCACCTTTGACTTGGGATGGGCGAAATGTCCTCTCATGCACTTGCAGATCAGTACTCGAACTTCTTCTGCTGTAGCATCAACGACCTCAGTTGTCTGAACGTCACTGCCTCTGCTGAATCGGATCTGATAAGTTTTCTCGTATGTCGGTTTCAGCTTCATCTTTCCTTGGCATCGAAACGTTGTGAAATAACTATTGCGTATTGTGTGTGGGTCTTGTTCCAGACTTTCTGAGCAATCTTAACGTAGTAGTGCATTTCAGGGTTGAACTTTATGCCAATATACTTTTCCAGATACTCCACAACGGACTTATACTGCACACACTTAACTTCCGTACTATATCGTGAGACGTTGAACTGAAGGTTTTTGCCAAAGACCCATACCATGCGGTTCGTATTCCGGTCAACTTTGATCTCCATCGTATCGAAACCCGCATTATCGAGAGTCTGAACAAGGCTGGCATTGAAAACTACGACATTTTTGTTCTTGGTGTTGACTCGGATCTCGTTTTCATCCGGCATCGTCACCTTATGTTGAGAAGAGACATTGACGTTGAGCAAGTCCAAACCGCTCCAGTCATTTTCCATCAACTCTGCCACAACTTTCTTCTCTTCGCGTTTGATGGCTTTCTCTTCACGTTCCATTTCAGGAACCTCGAAACTCTTACGTTCATCTGTCTTATTGATGAAGTTACGCCACTTCTGGTCTAAGTCATTCCAGTACTTAGCACCATGAGGATTATCGTCTCTGATCTTCGTGACATCGAAGGCATAGGTGATAACCATTAAGCGCGGCACGGTCTCAAGGTACTCCTGAACTGTCTCAGGGTTGTCTTCATACTTGAACTGGTTGTAAAGTCCAGCAAACATTGTGTTCATTCCGTGATTCTGTAAGAACCTCTTGAATGTTGTAATGTCTTTTTTGTTCATATTCTCTTACTTAATGGGTTAGTAAAAAGTGAGGGCAGAGGATTTGGCAGCATATTGTGGAACTCTACTACCTCGTCCAATGTCCTCATTTATTTTTCTCTGTTAATCTCGGAGTTCCACCTACGAGACGTTTTCGGCTGCAAAGATAGACTATAGTTTTGATACTTGCAAGTGCCTGTGTTTCTGTATGTTAATGGTGGTTCTACCAAAGTTTTGCAATCTTTGGTAATCTTTGGTATGTTTTGCAAAACGAAGGCAATCTTTAACTTTAGCTTTAGTTTTTTACGTTTTGCGGCAGTTTTTGCCTGTTATAACGTAATTATTCAAAAAATCCTGACTGAAATGTTAAAGTTGAAGCCGATGTTTCTGCAAAAGATTGGCTGTTTTTGACCAAAATGTTTTGCTATCTTTTGCAAACTTTGGTAAAAACGGCATTTTTGATTTTAACACTTGAGAAAATGTCATTTGCAAGTTTGAAAACTATAGCTTACCTTTGCAGCGCAATCGAGTGGAAGCGATGCAATCCGACATGAGTATCAAGGCTTCGGCACAAGATATTAGAGACCCTGCAAAAGACTTCCACCTTTTGCGGGGTTTCGCCTTTTTTTGGTGTTTCTCAAATAGTTCGATCCGTTGCAACTAAAGAGAGAGTAAAACCACAAGATAAAATGCACCTGATTAGTAACAGAACGCTAAACCTGCAACGTCCAGCCCTGACGACAGGTCACACCGAAGCCCAGAGGGTAAAAGTAAAGCGAAAGACTGAGACTGCGATTGGAGAGTCCTATCTGTTGCTCGGATCTGAAGGAAGTTTAATCCAGAAGATACAAATCTCCCCTAAGAACCCCTCTTTCGGAGGTAAAGGGCAAACTATATACTTAATCTAAATAAAAATTATGGCAAAAGGTATTCAAATTCTCACGGAAGAAGAGGAAAGAATCTATCTTCCGAACAAAAAACTCCAACTGACAGACAAGGCCGAAATACAAAGGCTGAGAAAAGTCATTGAGGAAAAAGATGCTCTTATCACAAAGTTCAAGCAGTATGATGAACAGCGAAAGGTCTATTGTGAACGTCTCAAGAAAAATAACGAGTTGATTGAAGAGCGTTTCAAAGAACTTGCATCTGCTGTTGATGATTGCGAGGACATTGATGATTCAACAAAGGAGTACTACAAAAACATTATCGACCGTTTCCAGATGTTCAGTTCACAGATGGTGACACATCGTGACAAGACAAAGGTTAAAGGCTCTTTGAACAAGGTTCAGCGTTTAGCAGGCTATGTCAATGACATGGATCTCATAATCAATGACATCGACCAAGAGAAGCGTGACGAGTTGAAGTTTGTCCTGAACAAAATGCGTCTGGAATGCGAGAAGACATCGGCATTACTTGAGAAACTAATTATTGCATTTAATATTGATTGATATGGAAATAGAAATTAAGAGAATTACGTCATGGGAGCGTGTTCTGAACGCTTGCCGCATGACTGTTAACAAGAAGTATTTGGAGAAAGAACCGAGTGACGATTTCAAGAAGAAACTTGTGAGGTCTGAACATTCGCCGTTGCGTATGCTCGAATTCGACATCACCATACGGCAACTGCCGTACTGGATTCATGCTGAACTCTGCCGTCACCATATCGGATTGGAGAAATTCGTCACCACTTCAAGACCAGACCGAACGCATTCAGGATTGACCAGACATGAACTGCCACAGGATGCTTTAGTGTCAATGACATTGGCAATGAACGCACAGGCAATCATTAATGTCAGCCGTTTACGATTGTGCCGTATGGCAGCACCAGAGACACAAGATGTCTGGCAGGCTGTTATTGACAAACTGAGAGAGGTTGAGCCGATCCTTGCCGATGCCTGTGTCAGAAATTGCATTTATCGTGGCTTCTGTCCCGAAATTATGCCTTGCGGGTATAGTCAGACCCAGCATTGGCGTGACAGCATCGAAGAGTACAGAAAATGATGTGCCACTATGAGAATATAGAGGGTGTTGGAAAAGTCCTGATACCGGGCTGTATTGCTGTTGCAGTCACGGGCGATATAGAAATGTGTACTTGCCATCCTACGTCCTATGCCAGTTTTGAACGTGAATCGTATAGGAAAGAGGTTGAACGTCTCAAAGGAATTATCAAATGCTTGGAAGAGGAAAACGATTTCTACGCAAAAGTTCTGGAAGAGAACGAAATCAAGAATCCATATAAAAAGAGAGGGGTGTAACGATTGCTACACCCCCCTCTTTAAATATTGTGCTTTTTTATTTCATCCGCTATCGTACTATTGAGCAGCTTTGCATAAGCCTGTTCTGTCTGCCGGATAGAGGAATGACCAAGGATCCTGCTTACTACGCTTATAGGAACTCCAGCATTGAGCAGCATATAACCACATGATCTACGTCCATCGTGTGACGTTACGGACTTGTCTATCCCTGCTGCATCGGCAACCATCTTCAGTTTCGTGTTATACTTCTGGTTAGGAAGTTTAGGCAGTCTGTAGTCGTATCTTTCAAGAATAGTCTTTGCCTTCGGTGTCAGCACGAAAGTATATAATACACCAGTCTTCGAACGGATTCCACTGAATACTGCATAGTCTTTGGCATTTTTGCATTGTGTGAAGTCGTATAGCATCATATCGACATAACTGAGACCAGTAAAAACCTGTATAAGAAACAAGTCCCTTGCCTCTGCGAGACTCCTTGTTGGCATGTCAGTTGTCTCAACTTTCACAATCTCTTCTTTGGTCAGGAATCGGTCTATCCTGGTACTGCCTTTGTCTATCTTAATCCGCTTCGCTGAGTAGGGATTATCCTTAATGTAGCCGTCAACAATAGCGTCGTTGATGAATACTTTCAGGTTCTTGTGCATAGATCCGATACTTGCCTGAGAATACTTTCGTTCAACATCATTTCCAAAGCGGTCTTTCTCTTTCCATGTCACGGCATGGAGATATTCGTCAAAGTCCCTGATACCTTTTTCTGAGATATCGGAGAAGAAACGCATCTTTCCCCATTCTGAGAATCTCGAATAGAAGGTGTTGTAGGCTTTCTTTGTGTAGTCACTGACCTGTCTCGCCTTGATTCTTTTATAGATATAGTCCTCAAAGGTTATATCCACGTCTTTCTGTTTGAGTAGGGTAGGGATGGCATTGATGTCAATACTGTCAGCATCAACCATGTCACCGATGATTTTAAGTGCTTTTTTACGAATGAGCATGAGGTTGGCATTATCTTCGACAGCGTTAATTGACTTGATACACTCATGCACGGAATCCCACTGACCGGGGAAGCATTTGACACCAGTGGCTACGAATTTCTGTTTGCTGCCATAGGTGATCCTGATGTCTATCGTTCCTTTCTTGTCTGAACTTGCAGTATGTTTTCTGTCAAAAACAAATTTTATCTGAGGTATAATCATAATCTTTTCTTTTAGTCATTAAAACGGGTATTACTTCACTGAAACCCTTATAAACAGGGCATTTTCTGAAATATCTGTATCTCTATTTATCCATATCGGTATTATTTTTAAGTTTTTGGGTATTACTTCAGTACTGAAAAACATGCAAAACTCAGCAAAAGATTACCAAAGTTTGCAAAACATTTGAGAGTGTTTAAATTCCCTTCCATACTGATTTTCAATAACTTACATTCGTAATTCGTTGGTTTTCAGATACTAAAAAAAGGGGCGTAAAACCCCTTTTGTAGTCGATAGGGGAATTTGTTAGTTCGTTCATTACCAGATAGTTGCGATGATAACACTTGAATTGGTATTACTCAGGTATTACTTCTTCCTTTCGTATTTCCATTTATGTGTACCTGTCTTATCTGATGCAGAGAGAATAAGGGTATTGTCTGAGAGTTCCTTGATGTCGTAGGCCGTGATCAGCGGATCTCCTGTCTCTGTAGTTGTTTCAGTAAAGACGATGATGTTACCGTCTTTCTTCCACGTTCCGCTCTCTTTGACTTCCTGAGTCTTACCTCCTATGTAAAGTGTTACTGTTTTGTCGTATTGACCGTTTTCTCCTATTTTCATTTTAATAATTGACCACATGTTTACAGAGCCTTCAGATTCCTGTTCTGCCTGCCATGTACCGATGATGTTCCCATCTGGACGAGTACAGGAAAGGAAAACCATTATCAGGCAGAGGAATGACATTTTTGAGAGATTAGCCATAACTGTATCAGAACATCTTCATGCTACCTAAGACACGGAACACCTTATATATAATAGATTTCTTTATGACCTGTTCCGGGTATTCCTTGTTATCCGGAATTAGCGTAACCGTATCACCATTGTCTTTTATTCTCTTGATGGTACGGAGTTCATTTGTCGTAATGATGGCGTAGATCTCGCCAGATATAAGACAACTGAAATCTTTTATCTCCTTGATCGCAATAACGTCGCCACTTGAAATAGTGGGACGCATGGAGTCACCATGAGCATTACACCAACAGTCGCATTTGTTGTAAGGTGTAAAATCAATCATATAGTCAGGGGTACGGGTCTGGTCGTTCTCCATGAAGGTGTAACCCATTTCGAAATCTACGTTGAAATACGGTTTTCCTACGGATTTGTCGAAGCCCTTTGACGGTAAGTTGTCAAAATCGGACGGCAGCATCTTAGTCGTAGGTGTTTCTTCAACAATCATTTTACCACTACCGTCATAAATCCATTCTGCGGAAATTATGTTTGAGAATGAAGCGCAGAATGCCTTTGTGAATTTCCAAGTAAGGTATCTTTCATCACCGTTTAGTGCTGAACTGATTCCATTTACCCCACGATCCATCCTTTCGGCAATGCTTTTTGAGATAGCCCTGCCGTCAATCAAGCCTAAAGACATAAGATGCTTTATTGCTTGTTCCAGTCTGTTTTTCCTCTCTGAGTCCATATTACGGGTGCAATTTGTGTTAAAATAATGTTAAATACTAAATAATACTATGCAAAATACGAATAAATAATATATCTTTGCACCCAGTTAAGTAAAAACAAGGGCGCGGTCTCTCACGAAAGTTCGGTAAGAACAATCGGAGATTTCATTTGGCGATGCAAATATACGATAAAATAGTGAGAGTACCAAACCTTTTGAATTAAAATTTAGTAAAACAACGTAAAATTACGTAGAATGGTAGCAGAAAGAATTAGCACAAACGACATTCAGTCCATTGGTAAAAATGGTATGCTGGAGGTGACTCTTCCTGATTACAAGGCTTGTATATCGGCGAAGAACTTGGTCACGTACACAAAGAACATGTATCCGCGTGAGGATGGCATGACCTACACCTGTAGCATCAACCGTGATACCCATACCATTACTATAAAGGTTATTGATCCTGAGAATGTGAACAAAAAAGATAAATAAGAAAGGAGTTTGTTATGGATAACGGTATTATTGAGTTTGGTGAGAGCCACAGGATTGATAACCCTGTTAGCAAGGTTTTTGCCTACGACGGTCAGAACGTCACCTTTGAAAAGAAAGGTGGCATTGTCATGGTGAATGCTACTGAAATGGCAAAACCGTTCAAAAAAGTGGCAAAGGACTGGCTTAGAACCAAGCAGACGAATGAGTTTATTCACTCACTGTCAGTCGTTAGGCATATTAGCCCAACGGAACTTGTAGTGAAGTCTCAGGGTGGCACAGTCCAAGGCACATGGATGCACGAAGACGTAGCCATCGAATTTGCGCGTTGGTTGGCTCCTGAGTTCGCCATCTGGTGTAATGACCGTATCAAGGAGTTGCTTACTGTTGGTATGACTGCCACACAACCAACCCTTGAAGCCATGCTCGATAATCCCGATCTCGTCATTGGTCTTGCAACGAAGCTGAAGCAGCAGAGGGAAGAGAATGCCCGTCTTGTGGAAGCAAACCGCAAGAGTCAGGCTGTCATTGCACAGCAATCAGAGAAGATTCTGAAGGATGCACCAAAGGTTTCTTACTTTGAGGCATTTATGAGGGCTGCACACGGGTCGAAGTCTGTTGGCATCCGCGAGGTAGTTAAACAGGCTCATATCAAGTCTGAGAAGAAGTTCATCACTTGGATGCTTGACCGTAGAATTCTGTTCCGTCAGAAGCGTGACAACAGGTTACAGCCCTATGCAGACTACAAAGCATGTTTTGACAGTATCGACGTGCATGACGAAACCAACGACTGGTCTGGAAAGCAGTTGTTGATCAACCCCTATGGAAAAATGAAGATTGTGAAGCGTTATCACGAAGAGCAACCAATGGAGTTTGATTCTCCAATGGACTTGTTTTCGCAGAACCATTAATAAAGGAGGACTAACCTATGACTGACAATGAACTGAGACGGCTTGCACACCTGATAGTGCTTGAGCAAGCGAGTAACGAGCAGTGGATGATAGCCTTCGCAAAGGCTCAGTCCAAGTTACAGAAACCGCAGAAAAAGCTGGTGTCTGCAAAGATAGCCGCTGATACCCTCGGTATATCTGTATGGCAGTTGTACCGTATCAAGGATGATGAAGACGGAAGACCTCAGTTCTCCTATACAAAGGGAGAAAGTCAGTCTTCTCCTTTGAAGTTCGACGCTTCAACCTTGCTCGAAGACTACGAGCGTTATCTTGCCCGCAGGAAGAGTAGTAAGGTGATTCAGATGAAAGCCATTGTTGGCAATAATCTGTAAGGATGCAAGGTGTTGCTATCCTAAACAATGAGAAATCGGTAAAACGATATAAGACATATTCTAAAGGGACTGTTCCAATGGGTTCGTGAACCCGATGATGCTGAAAGGATCAGCATGGTTCCTCAGATGCAGCCGTTGCGTCCACCGAAAGCCAGTTAAGGTGAAGAGTAGGTAAAGCGGTTGGTGGGATAAAGCCACCTATACTGAAGGGGTATAACTATGCCCTGTGAAGAAAAGTTGAAGGCTAAATACGAAATTTTAGCCGTGAGCATGGCTCTTAAATATATGGTAGCGCATATAGCGGCAACATCGGTTTGTAACTCAGTTGGTAGAGTACATCACTTTTAATGATGGGGTCGGTGGTTCGAGTCCGCCCAAACCGACAATATGTTAGATTTTTCCAAAAAGAAAAAGAATGTAATTATAGCCTTTGAAAGAGGTTTTCGAGTAGAGAAAGATGGTAGCGTTTTAGGGTTAAAAGGGAACAAGCTGAAGATGAGTAGGATTGGTGGTAAATTTCCATACTTTTTCTTTTCACTTAGAAATGCTGGTGAACGGATTACAGTTCCTGTTCATATCCTTTGCGCCTATCAAAAATTTGGTGATAAAGCACTGACTTGCGAATGTGTTCGTCATTTAGATGGAAATTCATTAAATAATTCTTACGAAAATATAGCAATAGGGACTTTTTCTGAAAACAGAATGGATATTCCAGAAGAGGTAAGAAAAAGGACTGCTACAATAGCAAGTCATTCTTTTATAATGAAGTGGGATGAAGAAGATGTAAAAAAAATAAAGGAGTATTATAAAGGATGCCATTCTTACAAAGAAACTATGAACAAGTTTGGTATTTTATCAAAGGGTTCATTGCATTTTATACTCCATAAAAGATAGAATTGGATTTTTAGTTAAACATAGTACATTTGCAAAGGCTTGTGAAAGTCGTAGGTATAATAGGAATTGACAAACTAAAAAACGCATGTTTTAGACATTTGATTTTTGATGTATCACCATTTGTTTGTGAAAACAGGTGCTGAAAACTTCAATAGGTTAAGTCTAAGGTTTAAAGTCAGCCGTTACAGCGGTGACGGCTTTTCAAGAAACCCCGAATATTATTATATATGAAGTGCCGTTCGGTATGTCCGTTAGAAGTTCTGCCATACATTTACAGGTACAACACGACGCTTTTGCCGCAGAATCTCAAAAACTCAGGAGTGGATGC